ACATCACTGTGAAGTGATGGTAAAATCATTGTATTTTTTGCGGTTATTTTTGTGTTGATTGATATAGAATCCAACACCGGTTTCAATTCAACGAGAGATGAATCGCCGGCGAGTCTTGTCATTCGAGATGAAACACCACGAATGTTTTGTTGATTCATTGCTTTAAAAGCTCTAAGTGATGGAAATAAAGCGGTTAACAATCCTTTCTGGTTGAATAGAAAAGACCTTGGGTCCATTTTTTCTTTCAATAAATCTTTTACAGAACCACCAACAGAACTAGAAACACTTTGTCCCATTCGTCTTCTGTACTTAACAATATCTGAAAATCTGGTATTAGCCATTTTTATTTCCTACTATTTTTTGCAGCTTTTAATTTTTCTGCTTCTTGTTCTAAGAACCTCAATAACATATTCACATAGAGGTCTTTTTCCCACGGAATCATATTTTCTATCTCAGTTAAACTATATTTGTGATGTTGCATAAGTGCGAAATTTGTGTGATAGTGATTCTGTAGGTTATCATGGCAAAAGATTATCCGAAAAAACTTTGAATTCCTTCTAATTCAACTTCTTCATTGTAACCACATTTTTTACAAGAGAAGTTTATTTTTTTTGTTAGTTTAGGCATCGTATCAAAAAACATCTTCACTTTGTCGAGGTCTTTTGACTGCAATGATTCGATGAATTCCATCAACTCTTCTTTTGATGCGTCTTTTGAATAGAATATTTCTTCTTTGTCGTAAATGTAATCAATACAACCAACAATTAAGTCTAAAATTATGTTTATGTCCTCAGAATCGACATTCGCATAGTTTTCAAAGATACTCATCTTAGGATATTTCATAACAATACCTAAATTTTCAGACAATTCAATTTTATTTGAATGATCTACATTTTTCGTTGGTTCAATTTCTAAAACATTCAAATCAATATCAACAACATTGTTGCAGGTGGCATTTTCATTGGTTTCTTCATTTTTTACAGTATTGTTGCAACGATATCTCAAATTGACAACTTCACTAACAGACCTGGCTCGCAAATTTAAAAACAAATACTCGATATCAAATGTGGGCAATTCTGAAACATCAACATTGCTCATAACACAATTTGATAATACTTGTTTTATGGTATCGACAGCATATTTCGAATCATCAGACTCATACGCCATCATAAGAATTTTCTCTTCTTTGACCGTGAATGGTCTAAACTTAATTTTTTCACCCGTTGAAATCAATTTCAATTCATAGAGTGGAACATCAATTTTAGGTAACATATTATTTTCATCCTTAAAAAAATTATTCAAACAAATTGTTCAACCAACGAGATGCAGCAGTTCCAAAAAGTGCCCCTGCTGCTTCTGCGAAGTTTGTTTCAGTTTCATAAGAAACTCTGTATTTCGTATAAGCAAATTGCACCGTTAATCTGTGAAAACTGTCATCAGACCAAGATAATGGTTGTGGAGCAATCGATACGGGGAAAGCGTCCTCTAAAACCACTTTAAAAATTTCTCTGATGGTTTCATCATATTGAATTATAACAATATCCGTTTTATAGTTGTATTTTTGGTCTTCTTGAAAATATAAATTATTTGTATTTGGATTTACAATTTTAGTATTCCATAATTCAAATAATTTTCTTTCATAAAAATCATTGGTGCATAAAAATGTTAGTGAAGTGTCATTATATTGTTGTTGATATGGAAGTTTAAAGGTTGGTCCATAATATTTTACATCGGCTGTTTGTAATGATTTTCCTGGCAATTCAGCAGCTTCACATTGAAAAGAAAGATATCTAGAAATGGTTGAGTTTGAACCTAAGTTTGATAAAGCTTGATTTCCATAGACAATATTTTCGACTGCACCAACAACATTTGATGGTATGTTTGCTATTTGATCTAAAAAACTTGTTGTTATTCCTCCAGCTAAAGCTGCTGGTAGAGGTAATATAACTTTAAACCTGTTTGGTCTGGCTGGTCCACCTCGACCCCTCATATGGGCTAAAAATAGTTGTGGAGAGAATGACATTAGAATTTATTCCTTGAATCTGTATAAACTTTACTAGTGCTTGAACCCACAAAATCTTCCGAAGGCAGAAGTGCAGCTATATCCCACTCATCAGCAGATATCTCTAAAAATCTGGAACGAACATTACTGAATAGGTATTTTTTTATGCAAGCATTCATTTCGTATACTTTTGCGGCTCTTTTTAATAAAATATAAGACAATCTTAATTTTGTTGTTTTATCATAATTGTCGTTGTTGGCATAAGCACTCAATTTATCTAAGAGTATTAACCTCTGTTTCGGATGTATGTAATGTAAATTTAAACCCAAAAAACCATCCCTATAAGTTTCTATTGGAATCACAAGTGGAAACCTATCAAAATAAGGCATTTTATCTTTAGTTTTTGCATCATAAAAATAGAAATACATTTTACCAACAATTGAAGTATCTTGCAATCTCGACCTATCAGACATCAAAGCTTGTCTAGAAGGGTTTAAATTTTGTATTTTTCCACGAATCCACTCCCTAGACTGATTAGTTCTGGGGGATATACCTTGTTTTATTAAAGATTCTTTTACTCTGTCTAATAAGTATGCCATCAACTATTTATGCTATAGTCCTAGGTCTTTTTCTGTTAAAACTTTGAATTGCCATCCATGTTCTTTACAAAAGATGTCGGCTGCTCTCCACTTTTCTTGGTTTATTGCATATGTAACCATTTCATTGATATAAGTTTGCGTTTTTCGTTTTCTCACCGTAGGTTTTTGTGTTTGTTTTAATGGTTTAACTTCTAAGACGTAGGTCACCACCTTGCCATCCCTAGTTCGGGTTTTAGCAACGAAATCAGGAAAATAACGGTGTATTCTTTGGTCAACTGGGCTTTTGTATGGTATGATTAATTCTTCTGATGACCACCAAATGATGTTTGGGTTTTCATCCAAATATTTCATAACTCTAAATTCCCACGATGACCTGTAAATTATATTGTTACTATCACCATTATATTTCTTTGGGTTTTTTGGATTAAATCTTCCTTTATATGACATAAATAGTATATATTCTCACCAAGGAACACGAATGGCCTTTTTTTCACTAACAGATATTAAATTTAAAACAACAAACCCTTGGGGTCTAACTGGACAATCATTAGGTTCCCAATATGGATTGGATTTGTATAGATTTCCTCTAGGTTTGAGTTCTTCTTATGATTTGGGTTCTGGACGATATGGCCATTATATGATTTTTAACATTAATACACAAACACGTTCAGCTTATAAATTTTCAGAATCTACTGGTTCAGAACCATCATACTTCAAATATGGTTCTTCTTCAGGTGCATTAGCATCTCTCAGTAAAGGTGCTAGTGATATATTAAATGCTTCAAATCAATTTTTAAATTCATCTGACGGTAAATCTTTACAAAATAATGCTTCTGATTTATTAGAAAAGTTGAAAAGTGCCGCACAAAATATTGCTGGTAGTAATGAAACTAAGGATGCAATATTTAAAGCTTTGGAAAAAGTATCTGGTACAGGTGCTAATTCGGGTCAAGTTTTAATTGAATCTCTAAAACAATTGGCTTCTGGTAAAGGTATCCGCACGATTAAAAGGATAAACCAAGCTGTCGCACTCTATATGCCAGACACTTTAGCTTTTACGCAACAACAAAATTATGGAACAGCCGAATTGGGTGGCGGAGGATTTGCAGCTTTAGGTGCTTTAGCTAATGCTGGCACAGAATTGGCTAAAGGTGGAAAAATCGAAGATGTCATAGGAAAAAATCTGACTCCTTTTATTGGTGCTGCTGTTGCTAGAGGTTTTGGTAATGCTGGAACTGCTGTTTTTGCAGCTTCTACAGGTACAGTAATTAATCCACAAATTGAATTGATTTATACATCACCGAGTTTGAGAAATTTTCGATTTGATTTTATGTTATATCCTAGAAGTTCAACTGAAGCTAAAGAGTTGCAAAACATATTAGATATTTTTAAATTCCATCAAGCACCTGAAGTTTTAACTGGTGGTCCTGGTGGTCTTGGTGGAGCTTTTATGGTTCCACCATCTGAGTTCGACATATCATTTCACTATAACGGTAAAGTCAATCCAAACATTTCACCGTTATCGACTTGCGTTTTAACTGGTGTTGATATTGATTATGCACCAAATGGTTTTTCTGCATACGAGGTTGGTTCGACCTCTACAACCGCAAATCTTTCACCGGATAGAGGCGGTACTGGTATGCCCGTTGGAATTCGTCTATCTTTATCGTTTATGGAAACACAAATTATGACAAAAGATATTGTTAGAAAGATGTCACAAGAAACTGGAGGAACAGTATTAGGTTAATACTGAGTTAAAAAAATGGCAAAATATTTTAATTACTTTCCAAAAACATTTTATTATGTGAACGACTTACCTGGTGGTGATTTGCAAAACATAACAAATCTAACTGCCAGATATAAATTCAATTCTGATTTGTCTGAAAATCTTTCCGCATATTACACCTATAACATAAAAGAAGGTGAAAGACCGGAAATGGTTGCACATAAATTTTATGGTTCATCAGAAAGACATTGGATTATACTGTTGTTTAATAATATAACAAATCCTTTACTGGATTGGCCAATGGATTATTCAACTCTGATTGAATTCGTCGAAAACAAATATGTTGAAAATGCTGATGTTGTTGGTGGTGAAACAGGACTTGAGTGGGCTCAATCAAACATTAAAGAATATTACTATAGAGAAAAAACTACAATAGAATCCACCAAAGAATTTTATGAAAATGTATATAATTTGGATTTAGATAATTATACCGATTTTATAAATTCTACAGAATCTCACACACTATCCGATGGTGAATTGGTGACAATACAAAAAACTAAACACACAAAAACCTATTATGATTATGAAATTGAAAATAATGAATCTAAAAGAGATATTAAAATTTTAAAAACGGAGTTTGTTTCGGATGTTGAATCTGAATTTAGAGATAATATATGATCGATTTCGATATAACAAGTCCTACTCAGTTTGAAATACAGTCTTTAATATTACAAACTAAAAATGGTTCGATAGATGTTTCTGGTATTTTTGAACAGTTAATAATATCAGATTCCATTTTTTCACCTTGCGTAAGTGGAAGTTTGATTTTAATTGATGCTGTTGGTATCAATAAAAATTCATTGTTTGATGGTTCGGAAATATTGATGATGGAAATTTCAAAAAATGATGATAATTTAAAAATTAAAAAATCTTTTAGAGTGTATAAACAGACAGACAGAAAAATGTTGACACAAACTTCAGAACAATATACATTACATTTTGTTTCCGAAGAATATATTTTATCCACTCAACAGAAAATTAATCAAATATTTCAATGCACATATTCAGAAGCTGCGGCAATTATTGTTGCCAATTATTTACAGATTAATTCTGAAAAAGCTTCTGGTGTTTTCCACAGTTCTATCGGTCTTAAAGATATTTACATACCAAATTTGAGTCCTATTGATGCATTAAATTGGTTGGCCAAAAGATCGATTGGTGAAGATTCAAACCCTGGATTTTTATTTTATGAAAATATTTTTGGGTTTAATTTTGCAAATATTACAGAATTATATTCACAAGGACCAATATCTTCATATCATTTTAGTCCAAAATATTTGGGTGTAGAACAATCAGAATTTGATTTTTTTGGAATTAAACATTTTGAGGTTATTCAACAATACGATTTGATAAATTCTATAAAATCAGGACTTCATGCCGCCAAATTTATTGGTGTAGACCCATTAACTAATACTTATTTGGAAAGACCAGTTGATTTTAAGGATTATGCAGAAAATAGTTCAAAATTAAATGATTCGCCTGCGACACCATTGATTAATAATAAAAATGGCCCAAGTTTTGGACAATATGATTCTAAAGTTGTTGTATCACCATTTGGATATTTTAGAAAAGAAAGTGATGTTTTTGATGAAGAGGAAAAGACAAAACTGAATGATACCGAAAATTATTTGATACAAAGGCCTAGAATATTTTCAGCACTTTTAAATACAAGAATTAAATCGGTTGTTTCTGGAAATTTTGGTGTTTCTTCTGGATTAAATATACATTTGCGAGCACCTACATATAGTTTCAAAGAAACCGAACAAGATGCTGACCAAAATGTTGATTACTCACTTTTTGGTAAATATATGATTATTGGAACAAAACAAATAATTACTCCACAGAAACATGAAACTGTTTTTGAAGCTGCAAAAGAAACGATAATCACAAGAGGCAAAAAGGATGTTGTTTATTCGAGCGCTTCAAACCAAACATTTGCATAAGGAAAATTTATGTTAAATGAAATAAAAATACAAGAAAAATATCAAGCTATTGTTGTAAATACGAATGACCCATCTAAATTGGGTCGTGTGACTGTTCGCATCATTGGTATTCATAGTTTGAAAAAAAATGAATTGCCTGATGACAAATTACCTTGGGTTATGGTTAGGACTCAACCTGGAGCTTTTGTTCAATATGAAATTGGAGATTTGGTTGAAATTGAATTTTGGAATGGAAATAGTGACTACCCTATAGTTGTTGGAAAGTATACTGGTATTGCTTCGGTTATTGTTGATGGTTATTCGAATTCATTTACAACAAGAGAATATGCTGAAAAAGTTTATGGTGTTTTACCCGCTTGGCCAGAAGGAACTACCAGGAAAAGAGAAGGAGAAACCGTTATTCCAGGAAGAGCTTCTGGAAATTTGACTGGATCACCAACAAAAGTTGCAAATGAAAATAAAGAAGGAGCTTGTGATATTTCTTCTGCCATGAAAATTAATATTGGAAATTTAAAGTTGCAAATCTCTGGTGCTATACAATGGATAAAAGATAAATTAAAATCTTTCTTTGATGGATTTAAAGAAAATGCTTATATACACAGCATTCAACTTGAAATAAAAAAATGGGTAATGAAATTGAAAAACTTACAAAAATTTATTAAACTTGTGGACGATGTTCTTCTAGCTGTTAAAGCTGCTCTTGATGCTGCACAAAAAATTATTGCTTGGATTGTGAGTTTACCTGCATTATTTGCTAAAGCTTTAAATGAGTGTATGCAAGAGTTTATGGATTCTATTAATGAGGCTTTGTCTTCTTCTTTTGGTTCAATTTCTGGCGCTGATGGAACACCTTTAGCTCTTGCAGCTGATGTAAAGTCGTTGGTCGACACGACAACGGATACGGTAAATCAAGTTGCTGAAGCTGCTCAAAATGTTGAAGATGTTGCAGGTGGAATTAGAAATATTAAGAACACAATTGAGGCCGCTGCGTAATGAAATTACAGACTTCTAACGACGGAACATGGGTTGAACCAGATTCAGAAAATGAGAATTCTCGTTACCCGTTCAACAAAATATATGAATCTGAATCCGGACATTCTGTGGAATTTGACGATACGCCGGAATATGAGAGAATACGCATACAACACAGAATAGGTAATTATACTGAAATACAGAGTGATGGTCAAGAAGTTCATAAAATAATTGGTGATAGTTATGAAATTGTTGTAAAAAATCAATATGTTAAAATAAAAGGCAATTGTATTGTCACGATTGAAGGAGATTCTTCATTGCATATTAAAGGTGATGCTTGGGCTCAAGTTGATGGTGATTATAATATAAAGACAAAAGGTGATTTTAACTTGATTGCGGATGGTGATGTTACCATTGCTTCTTCAAAAAATGATTTGAATTTAAATGTCGGCGGTGAATTAAATCAAGTTAATATTGGAGCTCCTGGTGGAATAAACGCATCAGGTAGTTTAAATGTTGAGGGATTTATTGCGAGTGAAGAAGGAATTCAAAGTGATGGACCAATCACAACAAAGAAAAAATTCTTTGCACTTGAAGGTATTGCAACAAGTGGTGGTTTAATTATTGGAGGAACTGATGGTGTTGGACCTCTACCAGCTGGAGTTATAGTAGCAACCACTTCAGTTTTTGCTCCTCAAGTGTCTGATGCGGAAGGTAGTTTACAAATTTTGAGAAATAATACCAGAATACATTCACACACTGGTAATTTAGGAGCTCCAACCAGCCCACCAACAACAACAATATGAGTAATTAAATGGCAACAGTTTATAGTAGAATAACAATTAATAATTTCAACACTGAAAAATTTGGCACAACTTTATCGTTGAGTGAGAAGGCTAACAATTTTTTAAATTTGGCTGAGCCAATACCTGATTGGACTAAAACCGAATTGGAAGCTGGTGCTCTTTCTAAAACGGATTTTTATACCAATCCAGTATTAACGGTCTCGAATCAGATAAAAACTAAAGTACAAACGATAATAGGAACTTGTGCGGATCCAGCTACAGATTTTCCTTTAGCCATTTCTGAAACAACGGATTTGGTGACTGAATGTAATCAATTTGTCGATGAAATAGATTATTTTATAGAACACACCGAAAGAATAAGTGGTAGGTCAGATCCGGCAATTGGAAAACCAGATTATGTTTCTTGTGTCGGAGTTGGTGGTATAGCATTATCTGTAGTTTCTAGAACAGATGGAGTTAGAGACAGTTCTCCAATATTAGGTAATTTTACTAGTCTGTTTATATCAGACGATTTACAAGCCAACAGTTCATCGATAGGAACACACTCGGATATGTTAATAGAACGTGTCGGTGCGGCTATGAGTGCTGCTACGGAAGCAGAACCTTATGCTGGTTCTGATGTTTCTAGTGCTGAAATAAATTTGATTCGAGGTGTAATTTCTGATGCAAACACACTAATTTACACCAGAAGAACTTCCGATGAGACACATTTTGAGTCATGCACTCAACTAGCAAAAGATTACAATTTCTTAGTTTCCATATCAAATGCCGGTTCAACTCAAAAAAATATGATTAATAATTTGATAGGAACTGATAAATTAAAAAATATAGTAAATAGTTGAATAAATAATAGATGGCCACAATAACAACAAACGCAATAAAACAATTTAAAGACTTGGATTTACTTTTTACGGTTCATCCAATCCGAAAAGATATAAACAAACACACCGGTGCTCAAGCGGTAATTAACTCCATTAAAAATTTATTGTTGACAAATCATTATGAGCGGCCATTTCAACCTGAATTAGGTTCAAATATTAGAAAATTGCTTTTCGAACCTATGGATGGAGTGACCACTTCTGCACTGGAAACAGAAATAACCCAAACAATTAACAATTTTGAACCGAGAGTTTTGATATCAAAACTTACTGCTGTTCCGAATTTTGATCAGGACGGTTATTCTATTGAATTAGAATTTTATATTAAAAATATGACCGATATGATATCAATAACATTTTTCTTAGAACGAGTACGATAAATGGCAAATCGTTTAAATGTAACAGAATTGGATTTCGATTCAATTAAAACAAATTTAAAAACCTTCTTAAATTCACAGTCCGAATTTACAGATTATGATTTTGAAGGTTCTGGATTAAATGTCTTGTTGGACATTTTG